GACTATGATAGGTCTCACAGACACATGCCTGTCTCTGGTAGACCAGTATTAGTAGAACTACCATATAAACTAACAGAGTTATCTAACTTTATAAAAGGTCTTGCAGAGAGTGGTAGCGATAAAGAAACAATCTTAAAAAAGATAGCGTATAAATTTAATAAAGAACAATTACAAGAATTTATAAATAAGAATGATAACCCTTGGTTAGCTAAAAAAGCTCTTGAAATAAAAGAAGATAGTAACAAGAATTATGTCCCAAAAAGTATTATATTGAAAGAGGTAGATAATCTTCGGAAGAAAACCAATTACTTTTATAAGAATAAGGTAGCAAAGAATAAGGAAAAATATGGCAGGATTTCAGCAACGAAAAGTTTTTTGTCAAAGTCTAACAAGAAGAAGTAAACGACCCTGTCAAGCTAAAGGTTATCTTACTGCCAATGGTAAATATTTATGTAGGTTTCATGGCGGTAATAATATAAAAGGATTCAATCAAAAGAACTATACAGATGACACAAGAATCAACCAACTCCAAGCACTCTACCAATTCAGAAATAAATCAAGAGAAGAAGTCTCAAAATACTATTTTGAAAAAATCAAACCCAGACTTGGAACTAATCAAAAATCAAGATACTATTATAAGCAATCTTATCGAAGGAAAAACCCTTACCGAAATAATACAGGACCACAAGTTAAACCCATCACAAACCAGCTTGATGAAGTTTTACTCCATCTTAAAGAAAAATCCAGAATTGAATAATAAAATTACTGAGGCTAGAAAAATTGGTATCCAAACATTAATTGATAAGTTGCTGCAAATCTTTCAGTATCAAGAAGTAGAGAACCCAAATCAAATACTATGGATCAGAGAGAAAACAAAATTTATAACTTACTTAGCCGGGAAATTGACCGATCTTTACTCTGATAATAAGCCGATAAAACAGAATATAGATCAGAAAATTTCTGTATCTTGGCAAGAGACACCTGATCTTGTTGACTTAAACGCTGAAGAAATTGTTGATACAAAAGACCCCTTGCAAGAATAAAATTACAAAGGGTCTCAAGTTTTAGTTTATTCACAGTTGTTTTTATTTATTTCTTTTGTCCAGTTTTTATCTTTATCAACAAACCAAACATAAGATTTTGTTATTATTTTTGAATTGTCATAACCTGCTTTGTCTTCAACAATACATTTCTTGCCAACTAATACTTGTTTACTAGCACAACCAGTAAACAAAATTAGAATAACAAATAGTATTATTACAGACCATAGCTTAGTTATTATTCTATTTTCTTTTGTCATTGTTTCCTTTCTTGTTTGTTATTTGGCAGAGCATCAAAGACAGCATATACCCCGCCAAAGGTTATTAATATTCCTATCTGGAAGTCAAAATGTAAAGCAATTATAGGACCAAGAACACTAAAAAAAAACCCGGATAATAATTGGATCATTAATAACCTCCATACATTTCTTCACAAGCATTATCTAATCCAATTTGATCGCTGAAGTATTTTATATACTTATCGCCACCCCAATAACCCTCGACTTGATTATCTTCTGTATTAACCCAAATGTTAGGACCTCCACCCGCAACCAAAAGCATAGCACCGCTATAGCTCTTATCTTGGTTTATGATCCATTTAATAGAATAGACATCATCTAAAAAATCATAACCACTTGGCTGAAAGTCTTTTTTTTCTTCATCACTTAATTCGTGGTATCTTTGGCAGCTTTCCGGGTCTATTGGTTTATCCCCATTAATTTCACTAGCAATATTATTTACCATTCTTCTTAATTGTTTTTCACAATCAGTTAGTTTTTTTTCTTTTGTCATTTTTTTTTCCTTTCAGTTGTTTATAACCTTATCGGCTATCAATATGGCAGAATTAAGGCAACTATAAAAATATTTATATTAAATTGATTGCCATAATTTGGACATAATGTTTTATTAATTTTATCTAAACAAACAAAGGAAGAAATATGATTACAGAAAAAACAACTTATCAATCTAAAAATTGGAATAAAAGATTGTCTCAATGGTGCAAAGAAAATAGAAGAGCCAAAGCAATTAGAAAATCTTTGACTAAAAAACAAAAGGACCAAGTACAAAAAGATTTAAATGAAGTTGCAAGTTTTGTTAAACAAACTTTGATCAATATGAATAATAAATAATATGCGTTACATTTATCAAGTTAATGATCAAACTATTGAAGCTATGAGCTTCAAGAAAATGTTGAAGGCTTTACCGGGTAAGTTCAAACCCGGTGAGGTTGTTCAGGTCCAATATAAAAATAAAAAGAATAATTTAATTAATAAACAAATAAAGGTAATAAATAATGATGATTGAAATGTTGCTTCCAATTGCATTAGGCGTTGGAGCTGTGAGCATTGTCATAATGGCAAGTCTATATTAATTTTAATTGGTGGGTTGATTGTTGCTATTTAAACTTTCAACCCGGAATTTTTTTTTCACGCATATATAATCGGATCACCCTCCGATAATTAATAGTTATCGGTAATATTTATTTATCGTTAGTAATATTTTTTAGCTATACTTACATTTTTAGAAATGTTGACCCCCGGTATACCCAATAATGCGACCGCAAAATTATATATATATATACATGGGACTCGAGGACACCCTTAGACAGACAGCCACCCACTCAGTTCCACCCACCATCTTTCCATATCTTGCCAGACCACCAATAATAAACTATATGTTGTATATGGACTACTTTACGATGGATAATTTAGAATCAATAGCTTACATAGACAAAGATAGTAATGATGTAATTATTAGATTTGTTGGCTTTGGTAATAACACAGCTTCACAGCTATTTATTACTTATGCAATGCTTTGTATGGGTTTTGATTTTGAGCCTATTAGTATGCCAAGTAAAGCCATCCACTAGATATGGATATTAAAATACCTTACACACCTAGGAAACATCAAGCGTTTCTTCATAAAGAAATATTAAAACATAGATGGTCTGTGCTTGTTTGCCATAGAAGATTTGGCAAGACAGTTTGTATGATCAATCATTTAATAAGATCAGCTCTTACATCTAAGAACAAAAATCCTAGGTATGCCTACATATCACCCACCTTTAAACAATCAAAAGCTATTGCTTGGGATTATATGAAACAATTTACTGCTAAAATACCTTTTACAAAATTTAATGAAACAGAGCTGCGGGTAGATTTACCTAATGGTTCTCGTATTACATTACTTGGTTCAGAAAACTCAGATAGCTTAAGAGGTATATATCTTGATGGTTGTGTTATTGATGAGTATGCGAATGTAAATGATAAACTATTTCCTGAGATTATTAGACCAGCACTATCTGACAGAAAGGGGTACTGTGTGTTTATTGGAACACCACAAGGAATGAACAATAACTTTTATGAATTGTATCAACATGCACAAGGAGCAGACGATTGGTTTAGCTACAAAGCTAAAGCAAGCAAAACTAACATTGTAGATGAAGAGGAGTTGAGCAAAGCGAAGGAAGTCATGGGTGAGAAAAAGTTCCTACAGGAGTTTGAGTGCGATTGGATTGCTAACATTGAGGGTGCTATCTATGGAGATGAGATAGCTAAACTAGAAGATAAAAAACAATTAACTAGAGTTCCTTACGACCCTAGCCTCCCAGTATCAACCGCATGGGATTTAGGAGTTTCAGATCATAGTGCAATAATATTCTATCAACAACTAGGTCGAGCAATCAATATTATTGACTACCATGAAGAAAGAGGCAAAGGTTTACCGCACTATATTCAAATGTTGAAAGAGAAAGATTATGTTTACAAAGATCATTTTGCACCACACGACATCGAAGTTACAGATTTTAGCAATGGCAAAACCCGAAGAGAGGTCGCTTATCAGCTAGGAATAAGGTTTAAAGTAGTACCAAAAATACCATTAGAAGATGGCATACACGCAACTACTATGGTACTACCTAGGTGTTGGATTGATACAGACCATTGCAAAAACTTGATAGATGCGTTAAGACATTACCACAGGAAGTATATTGATAAAAACAGAATGTTTAGATCAAAGCCTGTACACGATTGGAGTTCACACGCATCTGATGCCATGAGGTATCTATCAGTTGGACTACAAGAATTAAATGATAGACAAATTGCTCCACAAAGTGTAGCAGATAATGAATATAGGATTTTATAATTATGGGATTTTTAGCACCAAAACCACCAACCCTACCGCCAGTACCACCTGCACCAGAGCCACCTTCAAATGAATTGACACCTGAAGAAAAAGAAAGAATTAAAAAAGAACAAGACGCAATTAGAAGAAAAAGAAAAGGTAGAAAAGATACTATATTAACTGGTCCACTTGGGATACAAGAAACCGAAGAGGAAGCTCTTGATACTTTACTAGGTAAATAATGTTTGAGAAAATTAAAAATTTATTTAAGAAAAAAACAAAACCAGTTGTAGAGACTAAAAGAACCTACGAAAAAATTAAAGATCACGCTACAGATATTTCTTACGAAAATGAATTAAAAAAAGAAACTGTATCTGAAACAAAAAAAGAAAATAAATCAGAACTAACATTTGGAGTTTAACTATGCCGGGTCATACAGCAGCACATGAAAGAGCATCTAATAAAAAAACTGGAGGATCATCTGCTTTTTCAAGAACAAGAACAAAAAGAAAAACTACCAGAACTAGAATACAAAATGAAAAACAAAAAGAATTTGAAAAAACATATCAAGCTAATGAATTTTCAGGCACAGGTAAAACTGCAGACACTTCTAAATTTAGAGATAAAAGATATGAACAATTTTTTAATGCTGCTGAGATACCAAAATTACCGGGACTAACAAGAATGGTAACTCCTTTACTTGAAAAAGGAGCAAGAGAAAATAGAAGATTTTTTGCTGATCCAAATTACAAAACTTCTATTTTAAAAATGGATAAACCTAGTGTTTTAGAAGCTGGCAAATACAGACCCCTTAAAGTAGTTACCTCATTAGAAGATAGAAAATCACCAGCTTTAACTAAATCAGAATTTGAATCTATGAGTGCAGCACAAAAAGATAAATCTTACAAAGATTATATGAAGTTAAGATCAGAAGGTAAAATAGATGCTTATGGTAATACTGCTGCAGGTTTTAGAAGAGAGTTTACAGTATTTACAAAAAAAGATGGAACTAAAGAATATAGAGAAACATTTATAAAATCAGATAATAATAATGTAGAAAAAGAAGCAAGAGCTGCAACAAGAAATGTTGTTACATCTAAAAATGTTGGTGGTAAAACAATTCTTACAACAGAAGGAAAACTTGCTGATGATCAACAAACTCAAACAGAATACGATGCAAGAAAAACTAAGAAGAGAGGAAGAAGAAGGTTTATCTTTCAACAAGGTGGATCAAAAGATTTTACATTAAGTAAACCAATACTACTAGGCGTATAATGGCAAGAACTGATTTAACAAAAACTATCATGGCGAGATTTGATCGCCTTAAAACTGGAAGACAAAACTGGGAAACACATTGGCAAGAAGTTGCAGACTTTATGCAACCTAGAAAAGCAGATGTAACTAAAACTAGATCAAAAGGTGATAAAAGAACAGAAAGAATTTTCGACTCCTCTCCATTACAAGCAGTAGAATTATTAGCAGCATCTCTTCATGGAATGTTGACTAATCCTTCTACTCCTTGGTTTTCACTAAGATATAAGGATCAAGTTTTAGATCAAGATGATGAAGCTAAACTTTGGTTAGAAGGTGTAACAGAAACAATGTACACAGCTTTTAATAGATCAAACTTTCAACAAGAAATATTTGAATTGTACCATGATCTTATTACATTTGGTACTGCTGCAATGTTTATTGAGGAAGATCAAAGTGATCTTTTAAAATTTTCTACAAGACACATAAACGAAATCTATATTACTGAAAATGATAAAGGTAGAATAGATACAGTATATAGAAAATTTAAAATTACTCTTAGAGCTGCTGCACAACAGTTTGGAACTTTTTTATCAGAAGAAGCTAAAACAAAAGTTGAGAAAGACCCATTCGATGATATTGAAATATTACATGCAGTATATCCAAGAATAGAGTTTGATCCTACAAAAAAAGATAAAGAGAACATGGAGTTTGAATCTGTTTATCTTGAATACAAAAATGGTAATGAACTATCAGTAGGTGGCTTTGTTGAGTTTCCTTTTGTAGTACCAAGATATTTAAAAGCATCACATGAAATATATGGTAGATCACCTGCCATGACAGCTTTACCAGATGTCAAGATGTTAAATGAAATGTCA